TGGCCACGAAACTGCCAGGTGCAGCATCGGCGGCAATGCGAATCCTTCGCGAGTTGATGGCCGATGGACGCCGCGACGTGGCGGAAGGTAACTGGCGGGAAGCGTGCGAGGATAAGCGCATATCGACTAGCGATGACGCCAAGAGTCGCGGCAAGACGTTCCGCCGCGCGTATGCCGAACTGCTAGAGCGGAAACTGATCGTCGCGGGCGCTGGCCGCGTGTCACTTACAGTGGCCGCTGGTAGTGGGGACAAGGGGACATTTGGGGACATTTTGGAAATGTCCCCACAGCAAAAGGGGGGACAAAGGGGACAAGGGTATAAGACCCTTGTTCCTGTCCCCCATGCTCAGGTCGAAAAGAGCGCATGATGAGCGCGGCCGAGACGATCGCGGTTGAATACACCCTTCGCGGTGTTGAGCGGATTTCCGGCGCCGGCAGACTCTTGGCGCTCGCCATCGTTGACCTTGACGTGGCCGGAGTCGTGCTCACGCTGCAAGGTGTCCGCGTAATGCAGCGTCCCGATGGCAGCCGGTCATGTGAGGCGCCAGTGTGGCGACACCCGGCAAGCGGACGATGGTTGCCGGCCGTGATCCTACCGCCCGCGCTGGCGCAAGCACTGGCCGATGAGGTGCTGTCATGCACGCCATAGGAAGGCGCGTGGCGCCCTTGTCGAGACGGACGATAGATAGTGACAGGACAGCGGCGCGAGCCTGCCACGCCCTGCCACGTTGGCGACGTTTGGCGACGTTTGGCGACGTTTGGCGATTGAAAGCAAATCGCTCAGGGCTGAGAGCACGACAAGTCGTGCCAAGCCCAACACTTTAGACGTGTGTGAAAATTCAATTTTGGGATTATCGAAATGAGAATACCCGGACCCCGAACTGCCGCCAGCCTTGCCGTTGTGCCGCTGGCGGCCCGCCCCGCGCTAAAGCCGCCGCGCGGATTCACAAGAGCACAGGCGGCCGTGTTCCGCGTGGTGGTAGCAAGCTACCCCGTCGAATGGTGGGACGGCGCGGACAAGCTGTTGCAGTCTTACTGTCGCCACTCGGTTGAGGCCGATTTGCTTGCGGCCGATATCGACGCAATGCCGCGCCCGCTGTCCGCTCCGGACACCACCCGTTACGCGGAACTGGCAAAGTTGCGGGACCACGAGACAAGCAAGATTGTGACGCTGGCGCGCGCCCTTCGCCTGTCGCCAGTGAGTCGGCACCGTCGCGAGACTGCCGGATCAAAGCACGGCGCGGTCCCTACTCGGAAGCCTTGGGAGACCTGATGCTACACCCCCACGCAGCGCGCGGTATCCACCCCGAGCCGCGCGCCAGCCGCTTCTAGCCACTCGCGGGCAGTCAGTTCGGGCTGCCGCTCGTTTGTCAGAGCGTCGCCCGCGCAGTCGTATGCCTCATAGGGGTTGCCGCCGAGCAACGAAGCAAGCTGTCTGCGGAGGTGCCTAAGCAGCGTATGGTAATCCTCTTCACACAGGTCCATTAACGGCCGGTGGTCGTAGTCCTGAATGATTACGCCCGGATACATGGGTGACATCTGATTATGTCCTTCCGCCCCCCTAATATGGGCCTTCGCCCATCGGAACGGTCGCGCAAGGGCGGCATATCCGCCATGCGGCCAAGGAATCGCTGATTTGACTGTTGCGCGGCAGTAACATGGCAGACGCGCGGAATTAGCATGAACGGATGGCCGTGCATGGTCATTACGGCGAGTGCGCCTAATGGTGTAAAATAGGCGCATGAGCGATATTCAAATCCCAATCAAAATTCAACTGCCGCCCGTGCCAGGGCTTACGCTGCCAGCCGTAGCCTATTGCGCGCGTATCGCGCCGGACGTGCTGCGGCATTGGTTTGACCGTAAACAGGTGACAACCATCGTGCCGCCGCAGCATGCGCCGCGCGCTTATCGCAGATTCCAGCCGGCGGACGTAGTTAGGCTGGCCGTAATCGGCCGACTTGTCGCGTTCGGATTCACGCTCGCCGAGGCGCACGAGATCGTTGTGCAGTATGTGGACTCCGCCCTTTGGGCCGTCGTGTCCATCTGCGGCGATATCCCTTGGTTCCTGCTACGCGGCCGGCTCTATGATTTCGAGCTAGTCATTTCCCGCGAACGCGGCGGCGAAGTGTCTGTCACACGGCGCGGCCGTCGTGACGATCGCCCTAGCTTCGCATGGCTCACGCTGGACGTAGGCCAGATTTGCAGCGACGTGGAGTCCCGCGTTGCCGACGCTGGCGCCCGCGCATGACACCCTTTTCATCATATACGGGCGCACAACAGCCCGGCGGCGGCGGAACAGTGCCGACTTGCAGCGCCGTGAGGCGCCGCGTCCTAAGCCAAATGGAGTTCCGCCGCCAATCATTTGACACCCCGGAATGCTGTCGCGCGGGGCGGCGGCACTACCAAACGGCATGGGTTGGGTGTCGTCCCGGCTGCGATTCGCTCGCGGGGAATCCTTTGGCGTATGCCGGCCCCGAGCCTTTCTTAACCAAGACTGCCGCGATGGCAGCCTATCCCTGTGAAGGATACACCACTGATGACCACGAGAGAGATTCTAAGTAGGCAGGCGGCCGTTGAGGCCGAGATGCGTTCAATCCACACCGCGCACCCGGACGGCGCCCTTGACGGCGCAGCCGAATCGCGGTGGTCCGCACTGGTTACAGAGCATGACGGCCTGAAAGCCGCTGCGGCTCGCCAGAGCATGTTGGACGAAGCGGACAGGCGCAGCGCCGGCACGCCGTTGAACGGCGGCACGGACAAGCACCTTGACGCCGAGTTGCGGAATTTCAGCGTCGTGCGCGCTATGGCTGGCGCGGCCGGCCTGGCAGTCGATTGGTCCCGCGAGCGCGAGATCGGGGCAGAGGTAGCGCGGCGCAGTGGCCGCACATTCGAGGGCATTTGCGTCCCGATGGCGGCATTGTCCGGTCCCGTTGAACAGCGGGTGTTTACGACCACCAACCCTGGCACCGGTCCCGGCTCGAATCTCATTCAGACGAGTGTGCTTGGTGGCCAGTTCATTGACAAACTGAGGGCCGCACTCGTGATCCGCCAGCTTGGCGCCACCGTGCTTTCCGGGCTTGTCGGCAACGTCGCGATTCCGCGCTTGAAGGCCGACGCAACGGGCGGTTGGGTTGCAGAAAATGCTCCCGTATCTGCCAGTGATCCCGGCACGGATCAGGTTACGTTGTCGCCGAAACACGCGGGCGCAATCATTGAGTTTTCGCGCAACATGCTGTTGCAGTCTTCCCCGGATATTGAGCAAATCGTCCGTGGCGACCTTGCGGCAGTTCTGGCGCAAACGCTTGACCAAGCCGCAATAAACGGCACGGGCGCGAGCAATCAGCCAAAGGGCATTATGAACACGGCCGGCATCGGCAACGTGGCCATGGGCACAAACGGCCTTGCCCTGACTTACGCTTGCATGGCCGATCTGATGGGCACCGTGGCGGATGCAAACGCCGAGACTGGCAGCCTTGCCTACCTGACAAATACCAAGGTGCGCCGGGCAGCCGCAAAGCTTGTTGACTCTCAGGGCCGGCCACTCGGGACTGACGTGGTATTCCAGTCAATGCCGCGTGCGTTCACGAACAACGTCCCGGCCAATCTGACCAAGGGCACGTCATCCGGCATTTGCAGCGCCGCCTTGTATGGGAATTGGGCTGATCTGCTTATTGGCGTGTGGAGTGAGCTTGATATCCTGGTCAACCCCTACGAATCGACGGCCTACCCCAAGGGCAACGTCCAGGTGCGCGCCATGCTCACGTGTGACGTGTCCGTTAGGCACCCCGAGTCGTTCGGGGCGATCTTGGACATTCTGGCCTAGTGCCATGACATCGGCTGCTACTGTTATTGGGCGCGCGCCGTCGATCGAACGGCGCGCGGCCGTCATTGAGCTTCGCGCTTCCGGCCGCAAGCTGGCCGGCTACGCGAGCGTATTCAACGCTCCCGCGCGCATCGGTGGCGCTTCCGGTGACTTTACCGAGACAGTTGCGCCAGGTGCTTTCGCTGCATCGCTGGCGAGCGGCGCGGACGTGCTGGCGCTAGTGGACCATGATCCGTCGCGACTCCTTGCGCGCACGTCCAGCGGCACGCTACGGCTGGCCGAGGATGCGCGTGGCTTAGCGTTTGAACTGGACGTGCCGCCGACACAGCTTGGCAACGATATGCTGGCGATGGCCGAGCGTCGCGACCTTGGCGGCATGTCATTCTCTTTCCGGGTAGCGCCCGGTGGTGACGCGTGGCCGACAACCGATCGGCGGGAACTGCGTTCCGTTGAGCTTATCGAGATCAGCGTTGTGCAGGCGTTTCCGGCATATTCACAAACAACGGTGGCGGCACGTAGCGCGCGCCCTGTCGCGGCTGCCCTAGTGCGCCGCCGCATTATCGAGGCCCTTTGACATGAACATCCGCCAGCGCATAGCAGCTTGGCTTGCACCCGAGACGCGGGCTAGCACGTTCTATGCGCCAGCCGTGGGCTTCGGCCCGTCGCTTGGCGGCACGGTCATTAATACGGTGCTGGCCGAGAACCTTTCGGCCGTAACGGCTTGCGTCAACGCGATTGCATCCGGGCTGGCAAGCCTCCCGGCGCGTGTGTATCGCACCCAAGGCGAAGGCCGTATTGAGGTGCCAGGGCACCCCGTCGCGCGGCTACTGCGCCAGCCTAACCCGCGCCAGACCTACGTGGATTTCCTTGAATGGTTGCTTGGTTCGACGCTGCTAAACGGCAACGGCCTCGCGGCAATCGAGTATGATGGCAGAGGGCAGCCTGTTGCACTGTTGCCGATTCCGTGGTCCGCCGTGCAAGTGGTCGCACTGCCGACGGGCCGACTCGCGTTCGACGTTGTGAGCTACCAGACGCCGTGGGGTGGCAGTGGCCAGCCGCGCCGCTACCTTGATAGCGAGGTGCTGCACCTCAAGGATCGTTCTGACGATGGTTGGCTCGGCCGGTCGCGGATATCGAGGGCACCCGATGTTCTCGGGGCTGCCATTGGCTTGCAGACCTACAGCACTGCCATTTGGAACAATGCCGCGACGCCTAGCGGGCTGCTAACGCTCCCCTCGATTGTCACACCGGAAGGCAAGCGCCGCGCTGTGGAATTCTTTGAAGGCCGATACGCTGGCGCTGCGAACGGCAAGCGTATTTTTTGGGCGGATAACGGCACCACGTTCACACCGATATCAGTTTCGCCCGAAGACGCCGAGGTGCTGGCAAGCCGTAGGTTTAGCGGGGAAGAGGTGGCTAGGCTGTTCAATTGTCCGCCGGCTATCGTTGGAGATCTGAGCCACGGCACATTCACGAACAGCGAAACGGCCGGCCGGTGGTTCGCGCAATTCACGCTCGCGCCTTGGGCGCGGAAGATCGAAGCCGAGATGCAGCGCAGCGTATTCGCGGACCCGTCGGGCGCGACGCACATGGAGATTGACCTGTCCGGCATCATGCGCGGCGACTACGCGGCCCGGTGGACTGCCAATGTGGCGGCCGTCCAGGCTGGTATCCTGACCGCCGACGAAGTGCGGGAGCAAGAGGGCTTCAATCCCCTGCCGCCCGGCGCCAAGCCCGCAACGCCAGCCGTGGCCGCTCCGGCGGGGATAGGCGGCACGAAAAGTTAGGCCCCGCGTCGGCCCGTGTTCACACCGGTTAGTTAACCCACCCAAAATTTTGAGGTAACGGACTGAATATTATAGCCCCATTGTTGGCCCAGCGATATAGCGCATCTACGAAATGATTCTCCAAGGGTGCCGCTTTACAGATTTGTGCTAGTTCCGCCCCAGACTGAGTTAGAACTGTGCACCCTGTTGCAAGGGTCCGAGAACTGGCATCAAGGTCTATGCCAATTTTCTTACCGAAGTATGATGCCAAAATTCTATCTTCATCTTCCGTCAATGGAACTCTGATATACCCAATTGAATTACTGAACTGTGTTAGGCCAATAGAATCCAAATGCACAAGGTCCATGAAGATGAAGCCTTGACCAGATGGACGCACTCCGACGTTCTCTATTATGGGCACTAAGTCATCAAATACTCCCCTATTCTTGCCTTCAAAATGCCAAACGTAGCTGCAAAGACGGTTAAACAATTGGGCGTCTCTTTTGTCCAAGGTTGCCACCAAATCTATGGTCCTCTTTGAAAAACTTCCCGGCTTATTGGCCTCCCCGGTGAGAATACTTGCCCACAAAGTCTGCATCTCGTCATCTGAGATAAGCCTGCACCTATCAAAGAAATGAGCTATCCAATCAGTTTCTACGTTTTCCGGTTTGGCATCGGGTGTGACAAAGGGAAGGGCCTTGGCTGTAATTTCTTCTATGTTCTTTTGCTTTCTTGCCTCTTCACGCACCATTCGCACGAGAGCGCGCCGCTCTATCTCAGATATTTTAATCCTTGCGTTGGCCTTGATCATCTCGGCGTCGGCTTCCGCTCTGGCAACGCGCCTCATCTGCCAGGGCTTGGCAATTCCACCAACTGCGTCCGAAATCCGCTCCACAAGAATGGTTGCTGGCTTCGTCAAGTCGCCAAAGTTGACAAGTGGACCGCTCATCGGACTGCCTCATTACAGCGGCGGGAGGAGCGCGGGTTTACCAGCAGTGACGCTGGCAGGTCCAGTTGGCGCAGAAGCATCTGAGCCGTCTGTCACGATAGTGGGCTTCCGTGTGGGCTGGCAAAACCTACTCCGAAAAGTCTCTATGATTTCAAAGTGTTATGCGGAACGGTGGTGGAGCCAAGCGGGATCGAACCGCTGACCTCCTGAATGCCATTCAGGCGCTCTCCCAGCTGAGCTATGGCCCCGACCGTGCGGAGGGCGGCATATAGCGCCGGCCTCCCAGGCCGATCAAGGGGCGCGCATGCCCGATATCCTCTACACGCCGAACCGGGAACACGTCGTCACCACCAACGCCTGGGCGTTCATGCACTGGCTGCGCACCGCACGTGGGGTCGATCTGGCGGACTGGGCGGCATTGCAGCGCTGGTCCGTCAGTGACCGGGGCGCGTTCGGTCGCGCGATCGCGGCGTTCGCCCGGTTGCCGGACGCGCCGCTGCGGCTTGCCC